CTTTTTGCTCGGTTTGATATTCTCTGCCGCATCAATCTCAGCAACCACATTTCCTGCCATCCATCTGAGAACAGGATTGCCGCCGTGAACGAACATACCTTCGAGTATGAGCTTGTACAGTTCCTTCATCGGCGGAGACATATCCTTGAAGCCCATGCCCATCGGCACAACGGTAAATCCGTCGCCTTCAAGGTCTGTGATAAGCTGTGTGGCGTTCCAGCGGTCGGCTGCAATTTCTTTGATGTTGTACATCGTGTGCAGCTCATTGATCGTTTTCCGCACGAAATTGTAATCGACCACATTGCCCTCGGTGATGTGGAACAGCCCCATGCGCTCCCAGACATCGTAGGGAACATGGTCTCGCCGCACACGGAGGTCAAGCGTTTCTCTCGGCAGCCAGAAGTGGGGGACAACGATGTATTTTTCACCCTCTGTCAGCGGTGGAAACACCAGAACAAAAGCGGTAATGTCGCTCGTACTCGAAAGGTCAAGCCCAGCGTAGCACTCCCGTCCACGCAAGGATTCCAAATCAATCGGCAGATTTCCCCTGTCGTAGATGTGTTCCGGAATCCATGCAACAATGCTGCCGACCCACTGATCCAGACGAAGCTGACGGAATACATTTTCTTCCGCAGGATTGGTCAGTGCCTCTCGGTGTGCATCACGCACTCGGTCAATGGTAATTGTGTATCCGAGGGACGGATTTGCCTTATACCACGATTCCTCGGCATTCCAGTCGTCATCATCGTTCAGTCCGTAAATGACAGGATAAAAGGACGGATCAATGCGCCTGCCGTCCAGAATATCTTTTGCTTTGGTGTGATATTCGTAGCAGATGCTGTTGCGGTCCGTTCCTGCTGTGGTGATCAGGAAGTACAGCGGCTGCGTTCTCGCATCACCGGAGCCCTTTGTGAGAACATCCACAAGACTGCGGTTCGGCTGCGCGTGCAGCTCATCAAGCACCAGACCGGATACATTCAGACCATGCTTTGTGCCGACTTCTGCCGAAAGTACCTGATAGAATCCCACATTGCTGTAGTTCACCAGACGTTTTGTCGCCGCCATGATCTTGGAGCGTTTCAGGAGCGCCGGTGTCATTTCGACCATGCGCTTTGCAACATCAAAAACGATGGATGCCTGCTGTCGGTCAGCCGCTGCACCATAGACTTCTGCTGACGGCTCATTATCAGCGTACAGCAGATACAGCGCAATTGCTGCCGCAAGCTCAGACTTTCCATTTTTCTTCGGGATCTCAACATATGCTGTGCGGAACTGCCGGGTGTCGTCTTCTTTTACAACACCGAAAATATCCCGGATGATCTGCTCCTGCCACGGCAGCAGCCAGAACGGTTTTCCTGCCCAGCGGCCTTTGGTATGGCAGAGGTTTTCTATAAAACGAACAGCCCTGTCCGCCTTTGCCGCATCGTAATGGGAATCCGGCAGCATGAAGCGGGTGGGCTGATAGTCGGTGAGTTTCGGATAGTTCGCTGGTCTTTCTCTTGCTTTTGCTGTTCTTGCCATCAGCCGCCTCCCAGAAGTGCATCCATATCGTCAACGGCAACGTCCTTCATATCTGCACCGGCAGTGATACGGCTTCTTGCCGCCGGAGTCAGACCGAACTGCTCTGCGATCTTGTTCATGATCTTCAGATAGGTCTGCGCAATGGAAACTTGCGGCACTTGCTGCCAGTAGCCAGACTTCGTTTTCACGATCGTGCCGTGCTGTGTCATGAATTCCTCGGCTTCCTTCCAGCGGGCGTATGCCTGACAATAGGATGCGAATGCTGCCTGATCGACCTCGGTCAGCACACCGATCACTTCGAGCTGTTTCGATAGTCTGCGCCATTCCTTTTTCGCTTCGGGCTCCAGCCATTTCGGACAGGGCGGAGCTTTTTTCACAGGCTTTGGCTCTGCATCATTCAGCGGACGCTTGCCCGGATTTCCTTCCAGTTCCTTGATCGCTGTGGGCTTCGGTTTTCTGCCTCTCTGAGCCATCCGCATCACTCCTTCCTCGTAAAATTGAGCATAAGAAAAAGGCCTGCGTCATGCAAGCCTTTTCTATGTATATATCCACCATGAAATTATCCGTTCAGCATATCCAGCATCAGTCTTGCGCCGGCACGAAAGCCCCTCGTGTAGCTGTCCTCCGAGGTGATCGATTCCATCTGACGATGAATGTCAATCAGTTCCTCTAATTTTTCCGCCTTGTCCGCCGCCATTCCATCTGAAATCTGACAGTACAGCGCATCTGCACGCGCATTCAGTTCAGCGTATTGATCTGCCCTGACCTTGATGTCTGTCGGTGCGCTGATCCTGCCACGGTATAACTCACTGATCGCTCCCATCCGCTTCACCTCCTTGCCGTGGGGCGATGGGGCGGCTTTTCGGTGCCGCCCGCCGTCCGTTTTGTTCAGTTGAACTTGTCAAAGAGCATCTGAAGAACTGCCTTGGTGTCCTTATCCGCAGCCTTGACATCCATCCCGCGGTCGTAATTGAAGACCGTCTCGCCGTTGCGCTCAATCCAGATCTTCGAGGCTCTGCCCTCTTTGTAGCCGAACTCGCTGGGTTCCTCGAAGTGCTTCACGCTGTAGCGGTATGCGCTCCCATTGTAGTTGATCGTGCCGTGTGTCCACATGGTGTTTACCTCATTCTTTCGTAGTTTTCGGTGGGCTTTCCGCCCTTCCGTTGTACCCATATTACCATGATCTGCGAACAATATCAAGCGGCTAAACTACCAGAATGTGCAGGGCAATTTTTCGGAATTTGTTGTACATATTATTCCTTGCCGCAGGAGGCGCACAGTTGCACCGTGTGGGGCGTATTTCTGCAAGGTCATGTTATCCGCAGGAGCATTGAAAGCCGCGACACAGGCGAACGCGGCGCGGAACAGCCCCTCCGCAGAAGGACTGCTCCGTTTTGCTGGTCAGCCGCCGTAGTTCTCCTCGATGTACTGCGTGCCGTCATCTTCGGTAACGATGCTTGGGAAGCGCACCTTGTGTCCCTGTTCGGTCATGATACTTGCCGCAAGGTCGGCGATCTCACCGAGGAATGCCATATCCCATTCGAGGTCGGGGTTCTCTGTCAGCACCTTGCAGAATTCAAAGGCTGCCTCATAGATCTCATCGTTTCGGTCTGCCTGTGCATCGGTCAGCTCCAGATTCTCGCCCTCGGCGGCAGGCTGCATGTTTTTGTTTTCTTCCATGTAAATGTCCTCCGTTTTTTTGTATTCGGTCGGCTTTGCGCCTTCCGTTGTGTCACATATTACCATGATCTGCGAACAATATCAAGCGGCTAAACTGCCAGAATGTGCAGGGCGATTTTTCGCCGAAGGTTGTACATATTATGCCTTGCCGTAAAACGCACCAGAACGCGCCGTGTGGGGCGGTTATCCGGACAGTCAAAGTTATCCGCAGAAAAGCCGTTAGCCCCCACACGAGCGAACGTGGCGCAAATCAGGGCTTGCTGTTCCTGCCCAGTTCGTATGCACGCTCCAGCATCCGGCTGACCTCTCTCAGGCTGATACCGGGGAAATTATGCTCAGCGTTGGTATCATCGTAGGGATCATCCTTTTCACCGTAGGGCGTCAGACCACCGGCAAATCGGATGCCGTAGGACTCCTCTGTTGCGATCTGCTCCAGAGCTTTTCTCGTTTCGTTATCCATGTATGCGCTCCTTTCGGGGAATGCCGCCCCTCCGGAGAAGGGCGGCTCGTTTTTTAGTCGGCGAAGTTCTCAAGGTAGTCGGTGATCGCTTTTGCAATCTTGGTGTAGTCCGCTGTGGTGGGGCGGTAGTTGTACCATTCGCTCTCCCCGCAGTAAGTCCATGCGTGAATGGTGTCTTTGCCTGCCCAGTGGTCGCTGAAGCGGATGACGATCTCGTCGATCTTGCCCTCGCTGCGGTTCAGGACCGTGATTCGGATCGCAGGGTAGTTTTCTGCAACCCCAAGCGTTGTGAAGGTTGCCTTCACCGTCGTGGTCTCTGTCAGGCGGGCAATGCAGGCTCTGCCGACCAGCTTGGGGTTCTTCAGCAGGCTGACCTTTGCGGTCATTTTCTTCAGTTCGGTTTCAAAAAAGTTCATGGTGGTTTCCTCCGTTTTGTGTATTCGGTGCGGTTTCCCGTTCCGTTGTACACATATTAACTCTTTTCGCTCGATATATCAAGATGGTAAAACAACAGATCAGAAAAGGCGTATTTTCGCAGGAATTGTACATATTATGCCTTGTTCACAAACGCGCACAGCTGCGCTGTGTGGGGCTTGCAGTGCCGAGGCATCCGTATACGTTTCTTCCTGCATCCCCGCCATAGGGCGGCTCTGTGCCGCCCCGGTGGGGCGACCGGCTCATCTGCCGGTCATCCATTCCCATTCGCTTTCGCAGGCGTCTGCGTACTCTGCCTCGAAAAGGGCATCGTCGTCGATCCATTCGGTTTCGTAGTCGATTTCCTCGATGCCATCGAAGGTCGTGCCGTTTGCAGCGGCGTCTTCCTGCGCAAGGCTGTCGGCGTTCTCCTCGACCCATGCTCTGAAGTCTTCGGCGTCGAGGTCGTCTTCGTTCTCGACCTCCAGTTCGTAGCCTTCCTCCTCGGTGTCGTACCAAAGGATCGTTGCGCTTCTGATTGCCTCACG